CTAAGCATATAAGTGTAATACTTAGCTCTATCTACTATTAATGTACCAAATCTATCAGGTAAGCTCATATTATCACCATGTGCAGATAAATCTGTATGTGTAGTATAATAATCATAAGCTACTGTATATTCACTAGTGTTTGGTCTTGGGCTTACACCAAATGCAGAATGATCAGGTAATATATAAACTCTTATTGGTGCTGAGTAATTACCTTTATTATTTGTATCATCAGTTACTTTGTAAGTTTGTAAATAATTATCATATGATATATAAACTAATTTTCTAAGTGCTATATCATTTCTAGATATTCTTACATAATCTACATCAAGTTGTACACCATCTGATTCTACATAAATATATGATGTTTGTGCTGTAGCTGTAAATGTTGTATTTAGTATAGCACCTTCTCTAAAATTAGTTACAGCCTGTGTTGTATTTAAATTTTGTGTTCCACCTGCAGACGTTCCAACTCTAATAATTAACCCACTTGTCGAACTGTTAGGACTTAAAACTCTAACTTGTATTTTATATTCTTTATTAACTGTAGTGCTAATAGCTTGATATGCTGCTGCATCATTTAAATTTAATCTACCATTACCACTAGATGTGTAAGAAGGTGATCCATCTCCAGTTGTCCAGCTATTTATGTTAGATGTAAATTCACCATTAGTCACTAATTCTGTTGGTTTAAGAACAAATGAATCCATATCTGCTTTTCTAAAATCAGCTGGAAAATCATATTCATTATCCCCAACAAATAAATTTTGTGTAGTTCTAGTATATAACAAAGGTATCTCACCTGTCTCATTATAGATATCGTGAATACCTTTATTTACAAAATCTTTAACCGCAGTTTGTATACCTCTACTAGAGGCAAACGTACTTGAAGTTAATTCTGTTTCGTTAAGTTCTCTAAGAACTCTATTTGTCAGTGTTAGGTAGGTTGTTGCCATTCTGTAATAACTCTATAATTTTATCAAGTTTTTGTTCTTGATTATTAATTCTATTTTCTAAATTACTCATCCTTACTTTATTTGGATCCATAACAATCCTTTGACCTGTGCTTGCATTAGTTTTTTTTCTTAAATCATGTATAGCCATTTTATTTGTTCTCCTAGTTTGTAAGGGGTAATATAATAAGGGGGACATATAGCCCCCCTTAAAATTATGCAGTATTATACTGCTGTATCGTGTTGTGCGTCTGTATTTCTATCAGTTTCATCAATACCTGAAACATCACATAGAATAGCAAATACACGGATTTTACCCGCACTAGATGCTGCTCCAGCCATTAACGCATCAATTGTATCTGCTACTTTTGTAGTCAATACAGGTGCTGCATCAGCAACGTCTCTTGGTGCATAAGCTGCACCAGTAGCATCGTAAGCATCAACAAAAGCATCTGGATCTGAGAATCCAGCTGAACTTCCTGTGATACCAATATCGATAACTACAGAGCCTGAACATGCTGTTAGTACCTCTAGTCCTGCGTGTAATACTACACTTTCTGCAGGAACGTCAAGACATCTAATAACATCATTCTGAGCTGTACCTGAGTCTCCATTAATTGCAGAGACATCAATTGTGTTTTCTATCATATAAGGTGTTCTGCCGTTTGCAGAATGTCCAGCTGTTCCGCCAGCACCTGTTACATCATAAGTTGCCATAGTTTATCTATTATCCCCCTAATTAACCTATTGTTATAACGCCTCTTTGGACTGCTTCACTTCTAAGGATTTTTCTTCCAAATACGTGTAGTCCTCTGACAACGTCTGCGAATGAATCAGGGTCTCTGATTAACTCGGTTTTAGCGATATGATTTACAGTTGCAACACCTGACATATGTCCGTATAAGAACACATGCTCATTTGATCCCGCAGAACCAAATGTATTATTAGCAACTGAACCACCTGAAACCGCAATAGCGTTTGATTGGTACATGTTAAAACCAAATAATGGTCTATCTGTGACCATACCGTTTCTGATTTGTGATGCACCGCCATCAGCCATTACTGATTGGTCAGAAAGTTTAGCACCTGCTTTTCTTAGTTGTTCAAAGAATTCAGGTGATGAAACTAACCATCTATTTTCTTCTGGCACATCATTTCTATCCAGGTTCTTTTTAGCAGTTGATACTAAATTTGCTAAAGTATCTGCAGCTGCGTCACCATCGATTGGTGATGAGTCAGTTCCTGTACTAGTACCATTAGTAGCATTGTCATAAATAAATTTCAATACGTTATAGTCATAGTTTTTTTTTAATGAATATGCACCTGAAGAGGTTGCAAGAGCTTCAAAGTTTACATGAGATTGTCTTTCTTCAATATCATCTACTTTAAAAGCAAAATAAGAACCTTGATCAACAGTCATAGTGATTTGGTCATCAGCTAATACTTGTGTATCAACTGTTTGACCTCTAGCATAATCTTTAACTGTGATTGTAGGTTCTTTAATGATCTTTACTGTGTCACCAAAGTTTTCAATTTCTCCAGCGTAATCAGTGTTAGTAATATCTTCTACCACTGATGCTCTTCTGAAGAATTTTTGAACTTTCTGACTAAAGATTTGTGGAGTAAAATTACCTTGTGCAAGGTTTTGATATCCACTAGCGTTTGTAAAAGCCATAATGCTTCTCCTTGTTTATTTAGTTAGATTGTTAACGTTGTTCAATTCTACCTTCTAAACGTGCTAGATCAATTTCTTTTTCAAATTTTTCAAACTCCTGAGGTTTCAATTTAGAAATCTCACTTGTTGTCCAAACTTTTTTCTTTGGTATGTCTGTCTCAGTACTTTTCTTAGTTTTAGTAATTACCTTAGCAGCTTCTTTTTTTACATCAGCTTTTTCTTTTTTATTCAATGTACTAATACCTTGATCCATTTTGTATAGATCTAAAGCTCTAGCAGCTAATTTTGCATTGGAAGTATTTTTATACAACCAATCTTGAATAATTGGATCTTGATTTTCAGCCCAAGAATGAAATTGTTCTTGTTGTCTAATTTCACTAAAGTCTGGATGTAATTTTAAAAGTTCTACTTCAGCTTTTTCTTTTGCAATTTGTTCCTGTTGTTGTTGAAGATTTTTATATTTATCTTCAAGTTCTACAGTACGAGTAGTAGCTTTGTCCATTGCAATAGTTTCCATCATTGCATAAACGTCAGGGTACTCTTTTCTCCAAGCATCCAATTCAGATGGACTTTTGGGTGGTACAAATTGATTAGTACTTTGCTCTAATTGACTACGCAAAGATTGAAGTTCATCTTTATGTTTACCAATTGTAGAATCATAATGTCGTTTAAGATCGTCATAACGTTTCTTAAAGACTTTTTCTTCAGCTTTTGCAGGGCGTTCAGCGATAGGAGTAGCCTTTTGATCTGTTGGATCTGCAGTCTCTTCAGATGCATCGGTGTCCTTCTGTTCGGTTGCTGCTTCTGCTTCCTTTTCTCTTTGTTCCCTTTGAAACTTTTCTAATTCACCTTTAGCAAATGCCTCAACTTCGGGATCGTCTTCACCTCTGTTTTTTTTATAAGGATTTGCCTCTTGTAATTTAACTTTAGTTTCTTCAGAAACTTTATTTTCTTGTTCCATTATTTTTACCTCTTAGGTTAAGTGCCTTATGGATAAGGGTAGCTTAAAACTTATGTAGTTTGTGGGCTAGTCATTAAACCCTGACTAGGTGGCACAGTTGTTTGTTGTTCCATCTGATTTTGCATTTGTTCAATATCTAAATCATTAAGTGCTATTAAATCGTTAGTAAAGTTTTGAATTGCTTCTTGACCTTCACCACCATATTTAGCACTTGCATATTTAGTTGCCATTGATAATGGAATCACAACATTAGGTTCATTTGTACCAAAAGAGTTTATAATTTCTTTTAACTCTGGTGCAATTTTACCTATTGCTGTTTTAACAGATGGAGATAGTACAGTATCTAAAACTGCATTATCTTCAACTGTTAAATTTTTTAAACCTGGAAATTTAGATAATATTTTTTCTTCTTGAGTTGTAGGAGCTTCTGCTTGCATTGTAGGCTGAACTTGTTGTGGCATATTTTTTGTAGTTTGTTTTGCAGGTTTTAAATTACTTAAATTTGGTGCTCTTGGAACTTTAGGTCTTGAATCCATCATACCAGTTGTTGTTGGTTTTCCTGTTGCGTCAATAGCCATTATGCGTATAACTCCTTATGATAATTTTTTTCTTTTACAAATTTACCAGTAAATTTACATAAAGGTTCAAGTATAGAACTATATACTCTACCTAATAAACTAAATTTACCTTTTCCTAATCTCCACTTAATATCTTTAACTCTATTTATTGCTATGTGTTTCCAAAATTTTGTTGATAATTTACTTTTTCTCATTGATTTAACTGCAGGAATTGCAAAGTACCAATATCCTTTAATATGTTCTGGTGTTAAATGTGATTCTGTAAATCTTAAATCTAACGCCCAATCTTTTCTACTAATTAAACCTTGATTATATAATTCTGTACAAATAACTCTACCGCCAACAACTCTACCAAGTGTACCTCCAATAACTGCACCAGCAGGTCCAAAGGCACTTCCAACTGCTGCACCTATACCTGCAGCTTGATTTTCTTTTTCATCACCACCAAGAACTTTTGATATTCCATAACCTGCAGCTCCTGCAATACCTGCACCACCTACTGTAGTAGCACCTACTGGTGTATTAATTAAACTTGTTAATTGTGTAGTTGGACCAGCTATTGATCCAGATTTAGCACCACGTAAATATGCAACTCCTAGATCTAATCCACCTTTAAGTACTGTATTTACTCTTTGAGCTTTTAATGCATCATTTTGCATTTGCTGAATTCTATTAAGATAAGCATCAGGAGTAAATCCTGTATCTTGTCTAGTAGAAGTAATACCTTGTATTTTTTCAAAAGGTGATTGTCTTGGAGTTAAGGCTTTACTTGTATCAATTGCTTGTTGTTGTATATCAACTGGTGTTTGTCCTCTTGCAACTGTTTTAGTTTCACCTGTTTCAGGATCTGTTACAATATCCATTTGACCAGGTGCTTCTCTTAATAGACTTTGAGTTTGAGTTCCTAAGTCTGTAGTTCCTGTTGCTAAAGTTGTTTTTTGAGTTCCTGTATATGCTTCAAACTGATCAACATTATTTACAGGTGCTGATGCAACTGCAGCATCTTGATATTCATAAACTCCAAATTGATTTCTTGTTAGTTTAGCTACCATATTCTTTATTGCGTTTGTGTGCGTCTTTGAGGTTGAGGATTTGGCGAACTAAAGCCAGCTTCCCCTGGCATCGGTACATTACCAACTCCGATGTTGCTACCTCCAGCTCCTGTTGGATCTGTTGGCGAAGCTCCAGGAGGTACTCCTCCAGTCTGCTCCATTTGGCTTGGTCCTCTAGTAGA